TTCTTTAACAACTGCAGCATTGGAAGGAGAAGCATCCCTCATGGTTTTTAAGGCTTTGCGTACATTCTCGGGGGTAGCTTTTGTATCTATAGCCTTATCAGCTTCTGCTTTTGTGGCGGCAGTCTTAAAAGCAGTTTTTTCTTCCTCTGATTTCTCACTGCCGTCTGCATTTGTAGTCTCTGTTTCAGTGCCTATTGTTTCCGAATCTATAGGTGCAGTTTCAATAGTTGAGTCCACGCTAGTGCCTATTGAAGGTGTTTCTACGACTGGTTCTACGGTAGTTTCTACCGCGCTCGCCGCTGAATCCATTGCAGCAAAGTCAATTAGTGCTTCTGATCCCATTTTGAGTCCTTCTTATTCTGAGTTGTACTTCTCTATGTACTCTGCAGCTTTTCTGAGTAAAGCTGGGTCATCTTGTAGCTTACCTATGCCTACATTACACCTATGGCACAAAAGGCCCCGAGGTAACGGAGGGACAACATGTTTATGGTCAGCACATAAAACTACAACCATGCCGCATATGGCGCATGCCTGTTTCTGTTCTAACAATTTTTCGTTGTACCTTTCTTCAGTCCATCCATACTTAGTTAACCTTCTCCATGCATCACTGAGTCTTTTCTGCACTTCTTTGTTAGCCAAGTACCAAGCATGCCTACTAGCTTTGTTTTTCTCTGGGTTTTCTTTTCTCCACTTAGCAGTTCTTTCTGAATTTTCTCTTTGTGTTCGCATAATATTTCCTCTCGTAAAGGTTCGGACGACCCATGTTACGAGCATGGGCCGTCCTAATCTCCAGCCGCTAAGCTGAAGGATTTCTTGTTATTCTGAGTCTCTGAAGAATGATGCATCTTCCCACCATCCAGGATACTTAGGAGACGAAGGCTGCTTTGTCTTCGACTCCAAACAGAACTTCGGTACTGTAAGTCCCGTTATCATCCACGTATATTCCAATGGTACCTCCAGGCTCCACACTTTTCTCACCGCTTTCTGGTCTTCCATCTTTATTGCCCCTGATAAGGTTTTCGATGGTCACACAGTTGGAATTGTGGGTCACGTAGATAGTGCCTTCTGTTCTGAGTTCTTCATCCATGAATTCTTCCAAGCGAGTTTCCAAATCGTCCAGGGATTCCCCATCTGGTACTGGTACCTTTGGGTTGTCAATGTACAAGTCCAGAACATCTTTGTACTTGTCCTTGTCCATGCCTGTCAAGAATCCTAAATTCCAGGATATCAAACCCCGATCTTGAACTGTTTTTAGTCCCAATTCCTCACTGATTATATCGGCGGTTTGCAGAGCGCGAAGCATGGGGGATGATACGATCTTCTTGATCTTCATCCCCTTCATCTTCGCAATACTCTTTGCCGCAGCCTCGGCTTGCTTTATTCCCTCGTTATTCAGAGGAGGATCAAGTCTACTCCTGAACACATTGGCTTCGTTGGCCTCTGTATCCCCATGGCGTTGCAATAAACCTACCAGGGTCTTAGCCATGTTATCTCCTCAGTTGACGGGGTTGTTCTGCTCCGGGTGCAGGTGCTGGTTGTGTGTTCGGTCTTGCTGGTTCATTTGGTTGCTTCAAGGCTTCGGGAATTGCTTTCCCAGCCACCTTATGCTGAAGAGCAGTGTCCGCTTGCTGTTGGAATACAGCGGGGGTACTTTGTATGCCCATCTTAGCGAGCATCTGCGTAGCAACTTCCGGTGGCATCTTTGAAACGTCAGCCGAAAAGCTCTCACTAGGTGGTTTCTCCGGTGGTTTATTAGCTGCCATGATCTTCTTTGCCATAGCAACGTGTGCTTGCCAGTGCAGGTGTACGTTTGCATACCCTGCTTGCTGCTCGGGTGTTCCACTCTTAAACTTCTGACCATCGGTATCATTCATCCACTCGAAGCACTCGTTCGCCTCGACTATGTGGTTTTCGCTTTCGTCTTGTGCAACTTGAATCGTACTGATTTGCGGAGGCGTAGCCTGTATTGCCTGCTGTACCTGAGCCATCATTGCTTGCGCTTCAGGCGGAACTTGTTGCCCCGTCACTTGCGCTTGCTGTACTCCCGCCTGTGCTTTCTGCATAGCGGATTGCATGTTCAAGAACTGCGGATTGTCCATCGGACCTTTACGCAACAACAACTCAAATTCGTTGCGCTGCTTGGTGACCGATGTGGCACCTACTACTTTGAACTTCTTCATGCGCAAACCGCTGGCTACTTCCGCCAAGTTTGACGGACCTAAGAACCACTGGGCCAATAACGGATTAGACGCACTCATGGAAATCATGTTCTCTATTTTGGCTTCTTTCTGCTGCCAAGATTCGGGAAATGCTGGGTTCGATTCAGCATAACACAAAACCTTACCAGCGAGCAAGTTTGCGGTGTTGACCGTTAAGTTGCCACGTCCGGGTATGTTCTGTTTGATTTCCTTGCCATCTCTACATTCGGCTGCGCAACGAACAGCCTGTTCTGCAGCCGCAGCAAACATGTCCTGAATGTTATTCCATGGACATCCGATGCGTTGCAATGCTTGGTCTCTTTGAATCTGTGGGTTGCCTACAGTTTGTTCCCCCGTAGCCGCACCGAACAAAGAAGGTAGTGCTCCTGATATTTCCTCCGACAAGTTCGTAATGAACCATTTGATGAAGTCGGGCAGCGCAGGTTGTGGCTGCGGAGTCGGCTCTACAAATACGTACTGATCCATCGTTGTCAGTCCGGGTTGAACTTGGAACGGCCCGATGCTACCGGGGACGTTTGGCTCGTTCTTTACGGCTTCCATATCGAAAGCTTCAGCGTTCATCCACTTCTTGGGGACGGTTCGTTTGAAGAAATCATCCAGCAAGTCCACCCAGTCATTTATACGCTTCTGAATGGAGATGAGTGCGGAACCTAGTGTACGTCTGTTCTGTCCTTTACCGGGGAGAGGATGCCCGATCACTAAGTGATCATCCATGCTCTCGTTTCTAGCAAATGCAAATTCTGCCCCTGCGCGTGCAAGTAGTGCTCCGTTGGGGAACACTTCCAGCAGCTCTGCTTTAGCTTCATCGCTTACGCCTTGATCTAAAAACATAGAGGGACGGAACCATGTAAACTTCACAGTGGTGTGCCGTTCCAACGAGTCTCCAGTGACGTACGCACCGAGTACCGCCTGTCTCACGTTTTCACGTGCGATGCGGTCAAGTTGCGTCTCCGACATTCCATCGGTACCGGGGTTAATCTTGTCTGCAATCCATGGGAACATTCCTCGTGCTGTGGATACGTCCAAGTCAAGGGAAAGTTGCACGAACGGCATGTCGTGAAAATCATCGATAGCAATCGGAACCTTGTGATCAAGTTTTCCGTGACAGGTTGTGACTTCCCGACCTAAAGGTTTTTTATCTTCACTTTCTGACCCTGCGGCGTTTAGTAAATCTTCTACATCGCCTGAGGTTTTCTCTTCAGACGTTTCAAGGCCCAGCACTTCATCCAAAGCAGTCTGCCCAGTTGGCGTGCCATCAGGTGGATTTTGCTCGTCTTCCGGTACAGTAGGTGCCTTAACGTCTCCTTCGAATCCATATTTCTGTCCGTTGAGTTCGTAGCGAGTCCACATAAGGACTCGGCCTTCGTTCCAGAACATGCGAGAGCAATCCACAAGGAGTGCATGAAGGTTATTGTTTCTTGCCCAAATATCTTTGAACCTATCGGCTTCCTCTGACGCTACTTGGTCTGGACCGTAATCTGGGTTTGCTGGGAAGAACTCAACCTTAGGAACCTCTCGTGACAACGCGGCAACGATAATGTCGCCTTTGGGTCCGTACACGTTTGTGTCATAGGTGGTGCTGCTAGTCTTCTGACCAGACGCTCCCCACTCTGATCCTTGATTAGGCAAAACCCATCCGCCACGCTTACCGCGTAGCAAGTGTTGGTATCCACGCTCAAAGTGCAGAGCTTCCCATGCTTGTTCTACTTCAAGGCGTCTTGCATATACATCTGTCTGAGTTGCAATTTTATCTAACTGTATAAGTGCGCCACGTGCTTCTTCGCTTAACTGTGCAAACGGTTCAGGGCTATATGGAAAACCCGCGTAGACCCCAAGGGGGCTCTCGTTTGGGTCTTCATTTTGAGAGTCTTGGCCACCTAGTTTGCTTCCTGCACCTTTATCTTGCGGCACTACATCTTCTGCGGCCATACACTCTCCTAAGTTCTACCTGTAGTCAGTGCTCTTCGTGCCTTTTCTTGAATTGCAGGGACCGCATAGCGGTTGAATATTGTCTATATTGCTCGTGCCGCCTTTAGAGACAGGCACTACATGATCAGGTGTTAGCGTTCTCTTCTTATCACAACAAAGGCACCTATTATCGTATTTGTTGCAAAGCGCAATCCATTGTGCAGAAATATAGGCACCGCCTGCCTGAGTCTTTGCAGTGCGTCTCTTCTGTTGAAGAGCACTTACCTTGTCTGGGTTTTCTCTTTTCCACTGAGCAAGGTTTTCTTTTACCTTTTCTGGGTTATCTAAACGATACGCAGCACTGTAGGCTAGGGCTTCTTCCTTGTTATTTTCATAGTAAGCTTTGCGACGTGCTTTTACTTTTTCAGGATTAGCATTGGCCCACTTCGTATAACTGGCTCTTTTACTTTCCCGATTAGTTTTGCCCCACGCTGCGGTTTGTTCCTTGGACTTTTCTTTGTTATCCAAGTAGTACTGATGTCGTTCTTCTTTAGTCTTGTATGGCATTGCATCCTCCTGATAGTAAGGTCGGGCGGGGATGCTATCAGGCAACCCGCCCTAGCCCACGCTGATCAAGGCGTGAGATGTTTCTAAACTTAATGATGCATTGCCGCGAATCCCTTAGCCGATGCTTTCA